TAAACACCAAAACTCAACCGCTTATTCGGCGGATGAGTACCCTAATGACCATGTTAGGGTTCGTCCTAAAGATAGTTTACCGATCTCACGACCGGTAATCATTCGAGGGACCGGCTCAGCGACAAAATCGCTGATACGAAGCTGTTTACCGAGGCAACCTGCGATGGACGTGAGCCCATCTACAATCGCCTCCTGCTTCGGTATGGGGCTTCGCCTCACGGCGGTGCCCCAATGGACCCAGAGAGCTGCGGCGTCATCACGACGTGTCAGTTGCTTGGGTCTAAACCGGATGGTTGGGTGTTCCCAGCAGAAGAGTTCTCGGTTCCATCTGACCAGCTCGCTGCCCGTGAGGGTGGCGAGACTTGTGGTATGGATGTAGCCGTCGACATCTTCGCTTGGGGGCCCGACGACCAACCTTCGAACATCGCGTGGAATTTCGCGATGCAGAAGATCAACAGCGCGACGCAACATATCGTCAACCCGAGAACCACCGCCCACTGCACGATCAAGTGCAGATAAGCGATTGGCAAGGGAGGCGACGTGCTGTACTGTTGCGAGTTCTTTGCAGAACACGGGTCTAACTCGAATTCCTCCGAGAAAGTCCTCGCCGCAGGATTCGCGGAAAAGACCTGTCTGAAAACTCTTTTCTTCATTAACTTTAAAACCTAGGAACGAACACACTGATTGGAACAGCGCGCACGCCTCCGTCGGTAATACCACGTCATCCCCAAAGACTGTAACGTCAGAGGGGTCGAGGCCCAGATGCCGGCAAGCCGACACTGCGATCGCGTAGAAAATCAAAGTTTCCAGCTCGAAGGTATAGCCATTCCCCATTGAAGAGAACTTCTCGTATGGTCGGATCACTCCTTCCATCAAATAATGTTCGCTTCGTAGCCGATCTAGGTGGTCAAACCACTCGGGCGGCAACAACAGGCGCACGGTCTCTCGCGAGATTGTGTCGGACGCCATCGAAAAGTCGATGGTGGCCAGTTTACCTGTAATGGAACCCTTTCGGGCCAACGCTTGGTTTCGCAGCTGTGAATCAAGGTTTATGCCGCAGTGCCGATAAAGGCGCTTGCGGATCATACCTCCAATCCCCAACTGAAAATATACGTTGAAGTAAGGCTCAATAGCGATAGACCTCTCGGTCTTCGCATTCTTCGGGACGAATGCTACTTTATTGTAGTCCACGAGTCCTAGCTCTTGACCTTGGCCCTTCACAGGGCTATAGGGTCCCCAGATGTCGAATGGGTGGATACCGTCGAGGTACCCGGCCCACTTGACATCAAAGGCAAGAAGAGCTTCTGCATACGGGAAGGCCTTGCTCGATACGGTCGGAGTCCTTTCACTGAGCTTAAAATACTCAGTGGTGAAGGGCCCCTTCACGCAGAGCGTGGCCCCCGGGCCAAATCGCGCGAAGTCGAGTATTTCATCGACTTCAAACCGACCCAAAATTGTTTGTTCAATCAATCGGATAGCGCCATGGATTACGGCGTTGTCATCCGTTGAAAGGCCTTGCTGGCCGTGAACAACACGGAAATTTGCCTCGCGGCACCTTTCCTCCGCTTCGAAGAAGCGAAGCTTTGCACGATCTCGTTTGTTAAACGGTGAACCGTGAAAGTCGAACTTTGAGAAGATTTCTGCGACCAGTCGATCCTGAAGGAGTAAATCGGCGGACGTGTACGCTGTAGCGTCCAGACTGTCAGCGACTTGAAACAGACCCGAGACATCCCGAGTGCGAATGCACTCGTTTAAAACGTCTCGCGGCAGTTTTGTGTCGTCGCTTAGCCCTGAAGCAAATACGGACAGGATATCCCACGGTAAAGACCGTGAGACCTCGGGTGAAAGCTTGCGCCCCCACTTACTTTCGAGGTCCTTTGCGGACCAGTTCTTCGTAGGCATTGCGCCTCCAAGAGAATAGAGAGCGGGGAGTCGCACGTTCTTGATCGCGGATGCGATCAGCTTCGTTCTGCAATGAAGAGAACACAGAGTCAGACAGGTCACAGCACCGACGACGTTTGCCCTCACGGGCTTGCGTCAGGTAGCGTAGACCATAGACTCCAAGAAGCAAAAGTACGCGCAACATCCGAACTCCAGGTTACTACCGATTGGGGAGCCTAGGGCCCCCCGCTACGTCAGCTCGCGCTGACGATCAGCGGCAACCGCTGGTCGTTCACGAGGTCCGCCCACGCGGCGTCGGCTTCGGCAGACTTGATGAGCGCCTGCATGGCGCTCTTGTCTGCCGCGGCCGCATCCGCGCGGATGCTCGTCGACACGGTGATGATGCCCACCAGCTCCCCCGTCGTGGGATTCACGCGGGTCAGCTTCAGTTCCGACTTGGCCATGCCAGGGAAGTCCTTCACACGCTTGGGCGCAGTGCGCTTGAACGTGAGGGTGTCCTTGTCCCCGGCGTAGTCTCGAAGGGAGACGGCATCCTTCTCGGTGGAATGGATGTCGAACGGTTGAGCGTTGATAGTTTTGCTCATGATATGGAGGTCAGAAACGGGCCTTCATCTTCTGTAGCATTAAAGCCACAAGATCAGCAGACCGAAGAGTTGATAGACCAGAGCCGAGGCCTGGCCGCGTAGGGGCAACAGCATCCCACGGAAAACGGTTTTTAACGACCGTCGTCTGAAGGACACTACCGCTCCACGTCCACGAAGCAGTCGATCTCGGCTCCGGTGACCCATACGGGTACCAGCGAGTCGGGACATAAGTGACTACTGTCGTGTCGCGAGTGCTTCCCCAAGCACTAAGAGTTTTGGTGAATCCGGCTGGCTGGATAGCATCAAGATACTTACCAACTTGGAACACCCAATCCGCCACAAACGACCAGGGGAGTAATTCCCAGGCCGTACTGAGCGGGCGGGTCAGCCCAAGTTTTGCCAGTGCTCGCGTATAAGGATCCGATTCGTAAAGGATCCCATAGCGAGCATCGAAGGTCCGGGTCGACGTTATCACAACGTCATATGACCCATAGATCCCAGAGTCCACACGTTCCGTGCGAGACGCCTGGGCCTGGACGGTTGACGCACCGCGAGCAGTATTCCGCTCGTTGAACGTACCGGCCAGAGCCTTCACCGCATC